TGCCTGCGCCCGCCGCCGTTACAGCGACAACCCCGCCCGTGTTGTCACCAGATGCGGGGGAGTTAGCATCCACGAACTCGGAAGCATCGGCGTCCCAAACAAGCGTCTGCCCGACCGAGATAACGTCTGCCGAATTACAGGTGACTTCAAAAACACCCTCGATGTAGACCGTGCCCATACCCGTAGTAGCAGCGATGTCGGTTGCGGCAATGCCCACCAGATCACCAACAATAACCACGTCACCGGACGTGATAGCCGATCCGGTGTTCGCGTACTGAATAGACGCTCCCGCGCCGATGTAGTTGGCAGCCATTTGCTGACCCTCCTATTCAAAAAAGAAAAGGGGCCGAAGCCCCTTGTAATTCACCGGATGGATTAAGCGCCCGCGTTCTTGTAAAGGCCGCGATAATCAATAGCCTTCGCCGCGAAGTCGTGGCGCGCCTTGATCTCGATGCCGTCCATGTTGAAGCCCTCGCGGGTCTCAACGTAAACGCCCTGGTTACCGTTCAGGTAGCAATACTCGATGGTGTCTACCTGATTGAAGTCAGCCGCCAGATACCAGGCATTGCCAGTGAGGCGAGGCTCAACTACCGGGTTAAGCCGCTGCATCGAGGTCGGGATAGCATTGGCCTGCGTAGCCGGCGTGATGTCCGACAGGAACGTATCAAGCTCAGTCTCGCCGGCAGCACCAACAATGATGTGGCGCGGCATGACGTTGATCAGGCGACCCTCGAGGCCCGTCTGAGCGCGCATTGCAGCACGGGCTGCGCCAACCGTCGTGGTAGAAATGTCACCACCAGAGCCCTGAAGGTTCGAGTGATTCGCGTGAAACAAGGCAACGCCGTCCGACAATGCATCATTGTCAGTCAGGATTGCCCACACGATATCGCTCTCAAGGTCCGCAGCCGCACGACCGAACAGCATGGGCACGCGGGTGAGCGCGTCCATGTCGTCGTTGATGATGGTCTGGCGAGTAAACGGCAGGATTTTGCCGTAGGTTGCCAGCGAGTAAGTTTCCTTCTCGTCGCTGACCTTGCCGTACTTAAACTCGCCGCTTTCCTTCACTTCCTCGAGCGCAGGGGCACCGGAGAGGCGCACGCGGTTGATGTCGCGGAAGTCATTGGCGGTAGCCTGGCGGAACACGCCCACGAAGGTGCGCGGACTGGACTCGTAACCTGCCAGCAGCGTCTTGTTGAATACCGCACCCGCAATGTTCGCAAGATCGCTGGTGGACAGTGCGCGAGACGCCAAGTCCATGCTGGACATGCCGCGAACGTTGACGCCCTGGCGAACGAGCAGGTCTTCGCACAGCCGCAGCAGCGACATACCTGCAAACGGGTTGCCCTGCTCTACCTTGCCGTAACCACCGCGATGCAGCAGAGCATCCACGGCAGCGCCGCGCATGTTCTCAACCACGCCGTGATCGACGCCAGCGCGAACCGTCGAGGATTCCTCGCTGGTGTCCTGCTGTCCGATCTGATCGATGATGCGAGCGCGTGCTGCGTCAACAGACACGCCTTCGTCAATCAGCGAGTCAGCCACCGTATCGCTTAGTCGAGCGGTGCGGACTGCCTTGCGAATTTCAGCAACGCGGCTGCGCTCTTGGTTGATCGCCTCTTGCGCGACAGCTTCAACATCGATGCTGCGCTCCTCAACTACCGCCGGCTGGCTTTCTTCCACCGGGGCCTCGCTCCGTACTTCGTCGGTCATGGTGACCTCCTTTGCTGTGGCCCCGTGGGCCGGAATGATTTCGACTTGTGTACTGCGCTCCGCAGACCGAGAAACCGCCCGATCATCAAAGCCAATAGGAACTAGCGAAACTTCCGCCGGCTCCCAATCCGTAGCCCGGTACACATCAAGCTCGCCGGATTGTTCTGTGATCTCGTACTTGTGGACGAAGTAGCCGACCGACACATGCCGAAGAACACCATCTCGAATGTCCTGCAGGATCGGCGCAACCTCGTCACGCTGTGAGAACTTCACTCGGATCATCAGTTCGCCGTTCTCAACCCACGCCCGCTCGACAACGCCCAGCACGTCGGACACGTCCCACTGTGAATGCGAGTTGAGAAACGGAGCGCCGTTGTTCAGCCGATCCATGCGGATGGATGACTCAGCGACATCAAGCTCCTCGTAGTAGTCCTCGCCCCACAGCCGGCGGCGAAGTCCTCTTGCCCCGGTGCTGGCGACGAACTCAACAGTCCGCGACTCCTCATTGAACGACGCAGGGACAAACGCCGCCCTGACATCAAGCATGGGCGCATCGCGCCGGATCATCTCAGGCATCGGTATTGCCCTCCTCGCTTCGAATCTCATTGCCTGCTATCGAGAACTTCGACGGCATCCAGTCAAAAGCAAGCTCGCGGTCCTCGATCTCCCTCGCCCACTTTTCCCACTCGGCTAGAACCATGTCAGGATTGCGACCGCGCATCCTCACCAGGTCGGGATAGCTCATCGCACCAAGGCGCATTTCTTCACGCAGTGCGGCGATCTCTTGTTTCGGATCGAGCAAGTCACGGTGCGGCGCAGTCCATGTGACGCGCACGCCTTCTGCCCCAAGTTGAGTAGCAGCCACCTGCAGGAACCACTGCGCCTCGCGGTTACAGATGCGAGGGATGACCAGCGTGTTGCGCCACAAGTCAATGTTTCGATAAAACGCCAGCCAGCCCATGCGGCCCGACAGAAACGAGACATTCGACAAGTCGCCGGTTAGCGCCTCGTAGGGAATGCCTAGTCCCGCCGCAATCGTCATCAACTGCGCCCGATCGAAGTCCGTCATGCCCTCCACACCGGGAGGCGATGCGAACTTCACATCTTTTCCGGGCGGCAGGCTTTCAACGCGGCCAGGCTCCACGTGATCGTTTATCGGCTGGCCCTTGTGCGTCGTCCCCGCACCAGGCTCGGCCTCGTAGATGAACGCGGTAAAACATGCTGCAATCTTCTGGCGAAGCTGATAGGCATCGCGGGTGTCCGCAAGGTCACGCAGGCTCGCCATGACAGGCGCAAACCACGAAACGCCCTGCACCTGCCCCGGCCTGTCCATTCGATAGGCATGGCTGATGTACTGCGGCGATACTCGAGTAACTCTCCCGACTCCACGCATACCTGTCCAAGCATCGCCGGGATGATCCGTATACAGATGGAAGGCGCGAAGCTCTTCTGTGCTGCTGTACTCTTTGCCAGACACGATCTTGCCGTTAGCCAGCGCCGCGTCCTTTTCGGTTGCGAGATAGTCTGGCTCCATCACCCCTACGGCATACGGCAGCGTCAGGGCACTGCGGTTGCGGCGGCGAAGCAATACGGACCCCGACTCCACGATTGACCGAACCGCGAGGACTTGGCGCTGGTAGACGTTGCCAGCCTCACCCACGCCTGAGTCGTCATGCTCGACGTGCGCCTCCCACATCTCACGCAGTGCGCGCTCAATGTCGTCGGATTCCGCGTGGAAACTCGGGCGGATGCCGGTGCCGACAATGTTTGCCGTCATCACATTTAGTGCATTGGCCGCGTGCCCGTTGTTGCGGACCAACTCCCTTGCGCTGCTCGCCAGCCTCTGCCACGCAGCCGCCGTTTCTGCGTTGGCCGACGTGTTGGGGCGATTCCATCCCTCATTACGGCGCCCCGACCCCGCAGCGTCATAAGCCCTCGTCACCGACTCGTACTGCAGACGCGCAGCCGCCCGCCGCGCCGCCCAACCAGGGGCGATCGGCAGGAGTAGCTTGTCGATAATGTCAGTCACTGAAGCCTCGCTTATGGGAGGGATAGACCACGTTCACCCTGTCAGACACAGTGCCGAGTTCGTGCTCAATCTTGGCGATCAATGCCAGCATGTCTGCCTGCGAGCGATAGCGGACGCGGGATCCGTCGCTGAGTTGCGCCTCGAGTACGCCGCGCGCAACCGCCTCTCGCAACGCTGTTAGCTGCGATTCCGAAAATGACATTGGTTGGCTCCTAAAATCAGCGGCGCGTCAGAAAAACCGGATGAATCAAATGCATGACATTGGCATGAATTTTCGGGGCTGGCTCTATGGGGTTTCGACCCTCAAGGTATGTTGAGCGCTGAAACTCAACCCCGTTTGAAACAGTGACGGCATTTCCGCCAGGGAACTGCTGGTTGCGGGAGATGCCAAGCATTACGGCTCGCTCCTGCCAGTTGTCAGGCGTCCATCGATCCATGCCAGCCACCGCTGCTGCTGCGCGAGCGTAGTTGCGGCAGTCAAGCGGCTCGTTGCGCTCTCTGATTTTTTCCCACTGATACCGCGTGTAGCCCTGCCTGTTCCGCGTTCTCACCATCTGCTCGGAGCAGAGGCCCTTAAAGTAGTCTTCGGGGTACTCGGGAAACTCGCACCACCCTGGCGGCAAGTCCGCGCCGCTTTCCTCGGTAGGCTTTTCCAGACGGAGCAGTGAATACAGTTCCTGCTTTAGAAGTGAACTGCCCACAGCCCATACCATCACGCCACGGCGGACCTTACGGCCCCTGTCCGTCACGTCTACAGGCTTTGGTATCCCAACAATCGCCGCGGCAGAGTCGGAACCCTTGATCGGGATCACCTGCGGCTGCTGATACTCACGGCAGAACGTGTACACCGTCTGCGTCTGGTCGCCGGAGTCAATCGCGGTGCATGAGATCGGTATCCGCGCACCGGACGGATGCTCCCATGTCTCGCCAATGATCCCGCGCAGTGCCTGCCATGCCTCGCCGTTCAGGTCTGACGTGTCGCCCATCAGCACCCGGTAATCGATAGACTGCGACCGCTTGCCCTCGCCCCATCCGACGATTTCAGCCTCAAGGCGGTTGCGCTGGACATCCACGCCTGCCGTAATGAGTGAAACCCACTCGGCAGGCTGATTGAACTCGTATCCTGCGCCTCGGGACCGGTCATACAGCGGACGCCATGCCGGCACATCACCTGACTTCTCCCATACTCGGCCTAGCGTCTGGTTCCACCAGGTTTGCAGCTCTGTGGGATTGCCTTTGCGGGTGAAGAAATCCCGCATGATGTCTGCCCAAGTTGTCATCGGTGAATACGCAGACCAAATGTGCACCGCCACGTGACGAGGTGTGTCAACCTCTTTGCCGTCGTGATCTGTAAACAGCAAACCATCGCGGGTCTGTATGGTGTCATCGCGCCATACGCACTCGGACTGCTGTTGATACGCCTGCGATTGCGTCCACAACGATCCGCAGTGTTCGCAGGCATACCGCGTGCTGCTGTAGTCCTCGCGATCCAGTGTCTTAAGGTTGTCGAACTTCAGCGATTGATACTCGCCGCAATCAGGGCACGGTATCTGGCAGGTCAGCAGATGCTCTGCCGACTGCGACCGGCGATGGATCAGCGAGCGATGCTTAACCGTAGGTGTTGACCCGCAAATCATCTTGCCGAAGTAAGAGCCCTCGTTACGCTTTCTCGCGAGCAGATCGGGCCTGCCTTCACCCTCGACGTCCTCATCGAAACCATCTAGCTCGTCAATGTAGACGGTATCGACCGACTTCTCGCGGAAGTTCTTTGCGCTGGCTCCACCTAACAGCCAAAGCTGCCGTCGATTGTCGAATGTTTTCGACTGATGCGTGTTGTTTGGGTGCTTCTTGCCAAACCAAGACGCCACCAAACGCACCGCGTCAACGTCGCGGATCATCGGCTGGACGTGGTTTTTCATAAAGTCCTGCGCCGCCGCGTCTGTCGGCTGATAGACGATCTGGTTGCGCTTCTTGTGCGCCAGCATGTACGCCGCACATGCCATCAGCATCTTGGAGTAGCCCACCCTCGCTGACTTGAGGATGTCCAGCTCCTTGATGGCATCATTACCCATCATGTTTAGTATGGCGCGCTGGTACGGCAGCGTTCGCCATGCGCCCTCGGCATAGCTCGACTCCGCGGACATGTAGAAATTCGCGTCTGCCCAATCAGCGCACGCCACCGGCACCGGACGATCCCAGGCGGACAGCGCAACCTTCGCCGCAGCAGATTGGTTATCGAGCGCCTTGATTGAGATATTCATCCAGCGCCTTATCGAGGAATTGCCTGTCGCTCAGGTCGTGAACATCCTGCAGTACTGTGGCGATAACGCCTTTTGCCACTTCGGCACTTTCAGGACCAAGGCCGCGAGCCCGCATAATCTCAACTGGTATGCGATCCAGCATCGACGCCACACGAGATGACATCCGCGCTAACACAAACTGGAACCAGTCCATCGGTGCCATCTCATGCCGAGTGATCTCATTCTTCAGCCGCGTCTGTTCCGCCTGCTCCCTCAATAGCTCGGCGCGGGCTTTTTCTTGTTCGTATCGAAGCTCTTCGATAGGCTTTTTTGACTCGGCATTCTTTGGCGCCTGAAACCGCCGCGCCCTGTCGGCCTCGATGATGTCTGCGAACTTGTAGAAGTGTTTCTGCCCGATCTTGCCGTCAGGCTCTAGGCCCCACTTATCAAAAGCAGGGCGACTAATCCCTAACGCCTTGACGGCCTCCGCAGTGCTGATCCAATCCGGCTTTCGCTGTGCCATTCATTAAACCGTCAAACCTTATGCGATTTCGTCATAAATAGTGAAATATCGCAATTTCTCGCACCCGTGTGCTGTGGACCACAGAAAGAACCTAACCAGGGGCACATCGCCCGCCCGCCTATCCCTGCTGTTTAGTCTTCGGCGGCGCGGAGCGCGGCGGTTGGGCTATATCTGTCGAGTGCCACCACCCTATAGACATGCCAGACTGCGTTGTGACGTATACCCAATCGCCGCACTCGTTAGTGCAGATTGCGGATACGATACCTGTCTCAGATGTGTGCCGGTTCCGCACCTTGCCGCCTAGCTTCTGCATCAGCCGTATACTGCCGTGCGGGTTACTGCAACAGACATCGTGAACGTGTCTGCGCTGTCGTCGCTTGTGATCTTAAATCCCATGTATGATCCGATCAGCGTGTGTGTAGTTTGCGCCGATAGATCGAGAGACAGCGCATTCCCGCCTGCGTCGTACACAGTCTCGTAGCCTGCGCCCGTTGCGAACGGCTTGCCCGTTACTGTTCCCGTTCCTGACGCTGATGTTGGCACCACAGTTATCTGCGGGTTGATGTACGGCCCGCCCTCCACCGTCGCCACACCATCCACTGCTGCTACTGACTGCATGATCTACACTCCCAAAACCAAAATAATCTGACCAGCTACGCACATCACAGCGACACCGGACGCCATTGCCAGTGC